CGCTTTACAGCATCTACATACTGTTCATAAAAGACATTCAATTTATCAAATGGCACAGAAAGGACACCACCGTCCATGAGCACATGTGATAGATTGGTTGCATTGTTAAATTTTTGAGATGCACACCAAGCCTTAAACATACTTGAAGTACACCGTTATTCTCTAAACCATCTCATACAAGAAACATCTGAAAATTCTTTTCCCTGAGACAACTGTTTCTTAAAGGTGAGCAGTTCGTAGACTGTCTTATCTTTGTTATTTTCTTTCCACTCTTCAATTTCTTCTTCACAGAGACCACGGTTCTTTTCCAATAGTTCTTCAATCTGCATTAAAATGTAAGCCTTGGACTTCATTATTTAATAGAGAAGGTTTTTCTATTGTGAGAACTTATACACGCGTAAAATTGTGGATTCTTAATCACATTATCCACAATAAGTTTCCATCTTTTCCGTGTATTAAACTCTTCGAGGGTTTCATAATTCATAAAATCATTTTCGTCATATGTTTTCTTTATGGGTTGATTCAACAACTTTTTTAGATTTGTCTTTTGCTTCTCATCATAGAACTTCTTCACTTGAGATTGTTGTTCTGCAAGTGAATAATCCACGAAGAATATAAAGACATTATATTCGAGATCTACACCTGGGCTCTCTTTGACTACAAACTTGAATTCGGTATATTCACCACTTTTTAAGGATACTACACCTCTCGTCTCCTCTTCCAGTTCCCTGAGAGCACATCGAAGTGGATTGAAAATTTCACGTCGTCTACAACCACCTGTGACAAAAATCCAATCCTTAAATCGACGGTCTCTCACTGTGAGGAATTTAGGTTTCCCTGTGGCGAAACTAACCGGTACTGCGATAGCTTTGTACTTTTTCATTGCGCATTCGCAAGTTACAATATACCGATATGTTTATTCCTCCTTCTTTTCTTCAATTTTCTCCAGATTCGTCTCAATCTCATCTCCCTCCTCTTCAATTTCGGGGCTGTTCATGTGCTGAACCAACTGCTCCGAAAATGTCCTGAACCCATTCATCTCTTCCTTTGTCTTGTTGAGTTCCTTAAACACGAAAATGATACCAATGAGACATACAGCCGTCGCAAGCATCATGAGGTTTTCACGGTTCATCTGAATCATTTATAGGTTACACACTACTTTCCCTTTTAAGTAAGTACACCCATTTTAGATTTACCTGGGGTGGGACACTCGTATGGTGTCTGAGCAAATTGAACGGCTTCGTAATGCGTATTTTCACAAGACTTTTGTGTTGGTGGCGTGGGCTGACCAACAAACTTTTCGAGTGTCCTGGATTTAGGATTGTACGTCAATACAAAAACGATGGCGAGAAGGAAAATGAGTTTCCACATATAGTAATTAGTTAGAATATAAAAGACCACCCATACCGTTTTCGATACGGAGGACGTTGTAGTTCACCGCGTAGATATCCTTATCACAATTGGCGGTGTCGTTAATGATACGCGCGGAATCAAGGCGCGAGAAGTTGAGCGAACCAGTGGGCTGGAGCTTACCAGCATCGAGGCAGAAAGGGTAGAAGAAGAGCTTGGTGCCAGGGGTGGCGGTGCCGTGGGAGGTGTGATAGTAGAGGGGCACAGTGGTGAAGTTGGGATCAGCAAACTTGTAGTCAGCCACATCGGTACCGTTGATCTGGAGCTTGAGCTTGTTACCCGCGGTGCTGACCATGGTGACCGCCGAAGCATCACCAGCGGCGATGTACTTGACTGGGTGGTTGAAATTGAGCTCCTGGATCTTGGAGTTGGAGGAGATCGCCTTCTGGACCTGGGTCATGATCATGTTCTGGGGCTGGGAAGCGAACACCTCACGCTCTTGGGTGTCGAGGTAGGCATAGTTGGCGTACACCTCCCACTTACTCGCGGCAGCCTCGGAACCCCAAGTGATGCGAAGCTCGACATCGTGGTACTGGAGGGAGATGAGAGGGAGAGCCGACTGCCAGTTCTCACAGAAGGAGAAGCGGAGAGGGTAGAACTTGGAAGCACTGGTGCCATCATAGAGGCTGGCCGACGTCGACTTGGAAGAAGAGAACGCCGAAAGGGTGGGGGCGATGAGGGTCGAGTAGGTCGAGTCCTGTTCATCAATCACCTGACCACCGATGAGAAGCTCCACCTTGGAGATCACATCGGTCCAGTTATCCGTGAAGGTGTTGGCCGAGAGACCATCACCCGCAATGGGCATGAGGTAGACATAGTTGAGCATGTCACCCTTGCGCTCGAAGCGGATGGTGGACATGCCATTGTTCGAGACGTTGCCCTGAATGACCTGACGCTCGACAGTTTGGGAGAAGTTTGTGTGACGCTTGTAGGTAGAACGGAAAAAGCTGACTTGGGGGTCACCAACGAGGTGCACATCCTGAGCACCGACGGCTACGAGTTGGGCGATACCACCAGACATTTTATATTATAGTGAGACTTTATTTTTAAGCTCGGGAGGGGCAACTTACAAACCGGGACACAAATTGTAAGATGGGTGAGAGGACAATCGACTTTGTCGATTGGAACGAAGTCTGAAAGTCTTTACCGCTTATATACAGGAAACTTTAGAAACCTTTGGGAGTACGAGTAACCGCGTTACTTGGGACTGGGCACTTCGGAGGAAAATTGTTTATTGGGGGCGAGTAGGCCAAATGGGATTCTCTATATCTTCTGTATTGACGGGAAGGTCACGAAGGGCCTGACGATAGACTTTCCATTCCTCCACTTTTTCGGGTGATAAATTCGAATCTGATACAGATACTACCCAATCACTTTTATAGAGTAAGCTATCACGTTTTATTTTCAAGGCATACAAATCATGCCTCCTCTCTTCAATTTCCATTTGTTGAACCTTTTCTTCATTCTTTTCTATCGTGACTGTCTCTGCATCTCGAGATATTTTTATGAAATCGGGGTGCAATCCCGGATCGAGTTGTATGATTTCCAGGGTCCTCGAACGTAAAGATACGTCGTCGTCAGTTCCTATAAATTTATCAACAATTTCATTCGTCCCGGGTTCGAGACAAATATACCAATTATTCATTTGTTATATACTTTCATTTTATTTTCACGAATAGTACGCTCTCCAGACATCACACCTTTTTGCAACTATGTTACTGGGAAATACCCGAGCACCCGATGGAACATTCGTACCGATATCATCGGAAGTGGGTAAGGTTAGAAAGTGATGAAGACCCAAAGTTCCACCAAACGGCTTCCTCCTCAGGCGCGTGCCGCCACTATCATTAATGGTGGCCCGTACAACTCCATCAACTCTTAGATATTGAGTTTGATCTACTTCGTAACTCCAAACTATCTCCCTTATCACATCATTCGTCCAATCTGATGGGATAGCGTATCGCAATGTCGTTTCCGGGTAATCATTTGCACCGACATGTACTTCGAGGTTATTGTTGTAAATATAGATGTTTCCCCCATTCGATCCATTTGATTTACTCCATATCCATCCTACACTCTTATTGGACCCACTGTTAGATCCGTTTATTCCTATACAAATTCTCACAGTGAGATCATCAGACCCACCGGCATTACCCATATACCCAGGCGAAGTTGCACTATAATTTGGGTTGGCGTCGCCAAATCTATTTAGATAATTTTTACCGTAAAAGGCCCCTATATTGTTCCCTACATCGGCTATGTCAGCTAATCTATCTATAGACACATCATTACCTACCAGGTGATACTCGTTCCTGATGTCGTCCATGGATATCGCCCCTGTTGATGGTAACGACATATAGTATTACCCAACTTTTTCTTTGAGTTCCTTTATCGCCTCAACGATGAGACCTATTACGTTCCCATATGCGAGTGAATAATGGGTCTCTTCGGACCCGTGGACCGCTTCCGGAAGAACCTCCTTGACTTCCTGGGCGATGAGACCTGTTGAGCGTTTATCATTCATCGTGAAGGTGTATCCCCCGAGGGCACAAACCTTATCGAGAGCACCCTCGATACGCTCGATATCCGACTTTAAACGCCTATCGGAATATGCTGTGATATTCCCAGATGCGAGAATATCACCCACAACATCTAGGGCTGTCCCTGGATCAGTCTTCCCGATGCCGACGTTGCCAGCTGCGGTAATACGCATACGTTCAGTGGTAGCGGTTGCAAAAGAAATATATCGAAAAGTACTGTTACTTTTTGATGAAAGCATCTGAATATTAGACTCTGAATCACTGAATCCAGATCTTAAATTAAGACTGACACCCAGACCGTCTAAATCCTCTGCATTCGAGTGTACTTCTAGTGGGGAAGTTGTAACTATACTTTTAAGATTATCGTCATCAACACCCTCCGCAGCCCCTAAACGTATATTACCGGCGACATGTAATGCTTCTTGTGGATTCGTCGTCCCGATACCGATATTCCCTCCCGCACCGAGCCACATACCACCGAGGTTCGTGGGAACATCCGACTCGTGAATCCATATACGACCGATTCTCACGTAATCTCCATTCGCGACAGTCCATGGCAGGTAGAAACGTATTTTCGCCTGTGTGGAGGTTTCGAGAATATACGGGGAAAGGTCGGCTGACAGCATCGTAAAACGGTCGGTGTTATTCTCATCTTGTGATGTAGCTACAGTGTACCACGTTGAACCATTATCGGGTGAAAATTGAACATGGGCAACTTCACCACTTGCACTCAAATTTCTTGTACCAAAATAACACTTCAGGAATACTCGTGTGGTTGTTTTTCTTTTGTTTGTAGCTGGAAGAACACCATCTGATAATGCATAATCACTCAGGTCAAATGCGGGTGACACGAATTCTCCGTTATCCGCAGGAACACCGTTAAAAGCCACGATTCCGTACCCATCGGGTGTGATTTCCACACTGGGACCACTTTGTTGGTTCAAGTTAGTAACAACCCAGGTTCCTAAATCACCCACGAGTGAGTTAAGACCATTCGGCCACGTTTCCCTGAATAACACACGTTCTGTGATAAACGAGTTTGAACTCTCGATATCTTTGAACACCGTGAGACCTGACACTGGACTATTTGCCCCGATACCGACGTCACTCCCATTAAAATTTAGGCTTTCACCGTTATATATGATACGGACATCGTTATCATCTGAAAATGGGGTTTTAAAATCTATTAAACCACCATTAGCTCCTCCAATTTCTAAACCACCATAGCCAGATGTAGATTCCACTCCGATTCTCACCCCACCTGAACCCTTAACATGGAGTTCGTGTTCGGGTTCATTCGTCCCGATACCGACCTTGCCGAATTTATCTACCACAACACCCGGGGTACCCAAATTAAAGTTTGTGGGTGCGGAACCCCCTTGTGCGACATCCGAAACCCCTGTATCAAAATTGTAGTAGCCCTGGCAATTCAGGTATACGTCCATTTGACCAGTGGTATCTGTTGTGGGGTCTTTGAGCCATAACTGGTATTCATAGGAACCGCCACTTCCAACATAGACATAACCTATGTCAACTTCTTTTAAGACGCTCACAGTACCACCCTGCGCCGAATATAACATTTTACCACCAGCGTGACTGTCGTCATTACCATTTAAAGTAATTTGGAACTGATACATTTCATACCCGCTATCAGAGTTATTTAGGGATACATCGAGACGAATACCCGTGGTATTGTTTGTTCGTATATTACCCAAATACACATAGGCGAGTTCGTTCCTATCCCAACGTATCTTTTTCCTGTACGTCGCCGTACCCAAAACAGTCTCACCTGAAATCTCAACATCACCCGAAAAGGCTTGAACGTTCGTCTGTGCCATATAAGTACCGGACAATTTATTTAGGAGACTGGGACGCTCCTAAATAAATTGATGTTTTGGGGATTTTGTCGAGGGATTTAGTAACCGAACGTGATGACATCCGTAGAACCTTCGGTGATTTTAGTCACTGCACCGTCCGCATGGGCTGAGATATATTCGATGAAAATATTGTAGTTTCCAGCGGCTGCCATATCAGTTGTTGGTGCGAGGGCTACAGTTGTGGTAGTAGCAGCAACTGCACTGTTCCATGGATTTGTACTCGCACTACCAAATACACTGGTAGGACCCTTTGCGATGGTTAAGGGTGTTCCTCCTGTTCTATGACCACCACCACACTCCATCGAAAGTGTACTGACTTCATCATCACTCTCAATGAGATGTGCTACAATCTTGGCATAGAAGACGTGGGCAGAAAATGTAATTTTAATTGTGGAATTCGCAATAGTTTGTCCACTATCGAGAGCTCCTGTAAAGGAGTAGGTCTTCTTTGTCACCTGTCCAGTATTGGTGATGAG